TATACTGTCTTACCGTCTACAACTTTAGTCTTTGATATCGGTTGTGCCAGAATACGAACATCAACAATATCACCCTTCTTTGCGAGTAATCCGTTTTTATTTCTTCCATCCCAATCTTTGTTGGAATAACCAGATTCCAAAAGAACTCTGTAACCTATAGTCGGATCAATGAAGTATGGGGTGAATACAACAGCAGGAGGCACTGGCACTAACTGAATAGTTCCGTCTGACTGCGGAACCTTAGTTGGTGGGGTTTGTGCTATAGCAGAAAAAGAAATCAAAAGAGCGAATACGAAACTTAAAATTTTGTTCATGGGATTCTCCTTACCACTATTTATAAAAGAAACAACCCCCCATAGACGGGGGGGTAGGGGGGTTGTCGGACCTGAGATGCTATCTCAAGTGGGGTTAGAACTGGTATCCAAACTTAAACCCAACGACTGAGTTTAATTCATCATAAGGAATGTCGTCAGACACGGCAAATCCGAGTCCAACATTAAAATTCATCTTCTCTGAAACCGCGAAGTCCATACATGGTCCAAGAAGAATTGCGTTTCCACCATCTATATATGCTTGATTGAGTTGTACACCAACATCAAAATTCTTATTGATATGATAAGCAAACTTTGTATCAAGAGCAAAAATATCTCCATCTACAAACCCACCAAACATTGGATCAAATGTATACTCATCAACAAAACTATACTTGACCTGTTGTGTTACCTTCCATTCAGAATCAGTAACACCAAAAATACCACCAATATACCATACTGGTGTATCTGATGAGTATGCTCCATCAATCGGTGCTTGTACACCACCGATAAGATCAACAGAAGTATCCTTTCCTAAGAATGAACACTTTCCATCCCATAGATCATAAGCAAAGAAGAAAGTAATATCACTGAAACCAGTGGTTGATTCTTCTACTCCTCCATTATTTAATTGCCAAGCAAGGCCTGCTCCAGTTGATTGATTGTCATTATTGATCACAGGAACATCAATTCCAACTGTAAGATCTTTTGTAAGATCTGTTGAGAATTTGTTATCAATAACTAAAATATCTCCAGCATTTAGACTATAAAGACTTGCTGATGCTGTCCAGTCAATCTTAAACTCTGAGCAGCACTCTTCCTTTGGTGCTACTGGTGTTGCCTCTTGAGCAATTGCTACAGAGGATGCGAATAATACTACTAACGATACTAAACTATTTAAAATTCTGTTCATTGTTTTCTCCTAAATGAATTACGCAGTTAAGTCAACGAGTTCACACTTATCGCCACTGCAAGCGAAAGTCTGAGTTCCCACCGTCTTGTCTTCCTTCTCATACTTTGAAAGAAGAGTCCAGTCTACATTCTTTGGCATCTTCTCAAGTGCTGCTTCATATTCCTCTTTGGAGCAGTCTTGATAAGGTGCTTGTCTGTAACTGTGGTCGGAGTGTGGTAAAAATGAAATACCCGATATCTCATCAAAGTGTTTATACACAAATGCTCCAACCTCCATCCACTCATGTTCCTTGACAGTAATCGTGATTGATGGTTTGTGTTCACACCAATATCTTTGGTATGTCAACCATAGCTCTAGATGCTCAATCGCGGTCATGTCGTTACGAGTGATTGATCCCTCTGCTTTCATTGGGAATGAAAAGACCATTGTATGGTCTGGTTTCATTACACAAGGTTCCGCAGGAAATCCCATGTCAATCATCATTTGACACAGAGGATCTTTACGATCCGCACGAACTGTACGGATATAATAATTATTATGTCTTGCGTGGATACCTGATGCCGCATCAGTCAGTTGGGAAACTGTGCCTGATGGTTTGATACAAGTAATCGCTGCTGCTGGATTAATTCCAATTGTTCTTGCCCAAACTTGATTGGTATTAATTGCTTCTTGTTTTAGTTCAAGAAGAATAGTTTCAAGATTTGATGTGCCTCTCATCATAGCATTGTCTAGTATACCAGTAAGAGATACACCAAGCAATGCCTCTTCTTCACAATTCTTTTTCCATTCTGAAGAAAGATATGGGAAGTGAGTAAGTGATGCTTGCCATGTTCCAAGAATAGAAGCAAGACGAACTTTACGCTTAAGAGATTCTACAGTGTCACTAGGACGAACTACAACTTCAGTAAGGTTGCAAAATTCACGGTCGCGAAGAATAATCTCAGAGCAAGGATTTGTGCCAAACTCATAAGATGAGTCACGACGATCTCCAAGTTTAGACACAGTTCTGCGGCACGCATCGCGATTAAAAATACCGCGTTCTCCACTCTTTGATTTATATAGCGAAACCCATTCATCCATGAACACTCCTATTTCTGGTTTTTCTTTATACGCGACCGAGTTGTTCGCGAGCGCCCTTTGCGGGTTCTCGTTCCACCAAGCACCAGACTTGGCATCTCGCATCCTTTCATCTGTGAGATTGGATAAGCTAATAAGAGCAGATCTACGGACTCCTCCCACCACGACAATCTCCGCAATTTTACAAACGATATCGTGGCATTCGATTGAAGTGAGTTTGCGTCCTGCTGCTCTCTTAAAAGTGTCAATCGTGAATTTGAAGAGATCTTCAAGAGGTCTTGGTCCCGAGGCGCGCCCTCCAAAGGTTTTAAGTCTTGCCCCAGCAGCACGAACCTTTGATAAGTCCCATTGCGGTACTTGACCTCCAATGAGTAAGGAGATAAGTTCTTTGTAAGCCTTAGCCCAACCAGCCTTGCTATCTTCCACAATGATCGTGGTATCACTAGCAGAGAAGTTTTCAGCAATTGTAGGAAGTTTTTCAACATACTGACGCTCCACGGAGAATCCTACTCCCGTTCCACACATGAGTATATAGAGAATTTCATCAAAAGCACGAACACGATTAATTACAACATAGGAACAATTATATCCTGCGGTATTATCTCTACGAAGTGCTTCACCAGCAGTCATGAGTGCGCGCATGGATGGCATAATTTCAAGATTTAGAACAGCATCTTCAAGTTCTGCTCTTAATTCTGGCGTCATTGAATAATCATTATTTTCCTTAAGGTGGTTCTCAAAGAAATCAAAATAACGCTTTACGGTTTCACCCCATGTCTCTCGTCGTTTTTCTTTTTCAATCCAACGAGCATATCTGGAGGTGTGGATAAATTTCTGATAATCAGATGGCAATTCTTTCATAGTAACTCCTGTTTTCCCAAATGGGCATTCTTATGTATTATACTTACGAGTGAGTGCCAACCAAGATTCTGGGAAAAGAGGTTCGATGATTTCACCAATTGCTTTAGCATACTCACGCACTTCCCACTGCGCGTGTGGGTTAATTCTTTGTGTATAAACTCGCGCATATGCCGATAAAGAACCAGTCCACCACCACTCAGTGTAAACACCTTGTGGTAAAACAAATCGTGCTTGTTCTGGTGCGACCCCTGCTTCTAGAAGATCATCGTAAACTTCAACACACTTTTCTGCTGCTTCACGATATTTACGATCAATCTCTTCTTTCATTTTTATATCTGTGATAAAATCTTCAGAACCTTGTTTTGCGCCATTTGTGGGTTTGCCACGAAAGTATGGAAAATAAAGATCTGGTTCATATGAAACATATCGTCGTGAAATTTCATTCTCGACAAATCCAACTTTATGTTTAAAAAGTTGTGTGCGAATAGAAATAGGTGCTTTGATTCTCAGTGTAATCTGTGGATGAGCAAAGGGAGTCCAATGCTCATGTTCTGCTAGATAACGAATAAGTTTGAAATCTTTATCTGAGAGAATCTTACTTCCCTTTTGATCAGTTTGCCAAACACTTTCCTTATTGAAGGAAACTCTAGCAGCGTTAACCACCGTTAAATCAGAACCCATACATTCTACAAGTTCAACAAACCCAGCATCAAGAACATTAATTTTCACTCTTCAACCCCTTTATAAAATCATGATCAGAACCAAGAACTTTTGTCATACAACCAACAGCAAATTCTAAAAACTTTGGATCTTTGATGTGCTTGCAGATTTTCATATAATTTTCCCAATCATTGAGATCAAAGGAATCATAATCAAGTTCTTTGGCATGGTGAATAAAATTCTCAAGATACCTTGACATGCCAAGTGGATCTTCGTGTGAAGTATTCTTTTTCTTCACCCAAAGTCGTTTTGCTTCTTCTTCATCACCGACTTTATTCACAAGACGATCAAATTTTGCTTGTAGTTTCAAAAAGATTTGATTCATTTCTTCAAGAAACTTTTTATGATCTTCATGCCAATAATCAAACTTCATGCCATCAGTCTTGGCATAAGTCTTTGCGTAGTCTATCGCACGATAGAACATATCCTGATCTGCTTCACGAACATATTCTGCGAACTTGAAGTGAAAGTCTGCCAACCCCGTCAGCAGTAAAAAGTCTTGTTCACTAATTTTCATTGGCATTTTCTCCATTTATTGAATGTGAGCATTGCTGATGCTCCACTGTATGTGTGAGTGGTGATGATATCAGAAACATTGACATCGTTCAACACCATATCATTTATATCCTTATCTTTGATAAAGTCAGGAAAAATACAAACTTTCTCTTTATTCTCTATTAATTGTCCCATGACATCAACCACTGCTTTGTTTCGTGGTTCATTATCTACAACAAAGATAAGATCCTGCTTTGGAAACTTTTCCCTGACCTCTAGAAAATTTCCTACACCCAAGCAAGCAATCGCATTGGGAAGGAACAGACTGTCGATCGGACCCTCCACAACAAAGATTGGTTTGCTCTTATCAACGGTATTCAATCCATAAGTTAATTTAATTGACTCATCTTTCTTGAGAGTAATATATTTTGGTTTTCCATTTCCAAATGCTCGTCCCTGAGATCCAATCAATTGATTATGTTCATCGCAAATTGGAATTAAAATTCTGGCATCGTCAATCAAGGAATAATCAGAATTAATTGTCTTGGCATACTCAGCAAAATGTTCAGTATATCCAAACTTATTCCAGTGTTGCTTTGGAATTCTTCTTGACTCTAGAAACTTTATAACCTTTGGATGTGTTGGTTCTTCTTGCTTTAGTGTCTCTGTGAAAATTGGTTTTCTTACAATTGGTTCATCAGCAATTATCTTGTTGTTCTTTTCAGTAAACTTCTCCAAGCAATATTGCTTGAATAATGACGGAGAAATTATCTCAAGAAACTTATAGACATTATAAGAAGCACCACAGTTGTGGCACTTATAAAAATAACTGTCTTTGGAACTAAAAAAATATCCTCTTGCTTTATTCTTGTTGTTCTCCGAATCACCACACAATGGACAACGACAATTGGCAAGATTTACTTTTTTCCACTTGAACTTCTCAAGTGTATTGGAAACAAGATTGATGTACTTACGATCTAGATAAGTTGACATCAGAAACTCCAATCTTCAAACTTACTACCCTTTTGCTTCGGAGGAGGACTTGCTGGAATTGCCATCGCATTCACAGTCTGCTGTTGAATATCAGAAACTTTCATCTTTGCTCTTGTAATATTCAATAGAAACTTACGATTTGTTGCCGTATCATTATACCGATTCTTCAATTGCTTTACCATGATCTGATTGAGTTCGGCAAGTTCTTCTGTGGAGATCAAGGCAAACATAAAGTCAGCAGTTGCGGGAAGACCGAAAGACTCGGATGTATCTTCAAGACCGACATCAGTGCTTGAATATCCAGAGCGAGTTGTTTGAGTCGCACTGAAGATTGGAACATTATACTCAACTGCCAGACCACGAATCTCTTCAGCAATTGACTTGATGTAAGTATATGAGTTCACATTGTTTCCACTCTTGACTCTTGCTGAAGCACAGATGTTTAGATAATCAATAAAGATAATATCTGGTTTAAACTTCCTCTTCAACCAAAGTTCGTCAAGAAGAAATCTAAAGTGATTCACATTTGCTGTGGCAGTTGGATATTCCTTGATGATGAGTTTACCCTTCACACCAGAACTAAGATTTTGAATCTTCTTTTCATAAAGTGTCTTTGGAAGTTCACGAAGATTATCAAGAGTTACATCAAGAAGATTTGCGTCAATTCTCTCTGCGATTCTTTCTTCTGCCATCTCACATGTGATATACAGAACATTACAATTTTGCTTGAGGCAGTTTGCGGCATGATGGCAAAGAAACAATGATTTACCAACACCAGTTCCTGCCATGACAATATTCAAAGTCTTCGCAGGAGTTCCACCATTGGTGATCTGATTGAATCCATCAAGATCAAAAGGAATACGCTTCTCTATCGTGTGGTAGAAATCATATCGTTTCTCATAATCTTCGATATAATCGTGACCGATGTGAACATCAAAAGATACTGCCAATGCTTTTGAAAGAATATCAGGAATAGATCCTTGCGATTGTTGAGTCTTTCCATCAATGA